GGCCCAGTACGCCTTCCCAGACCCCCACTTGAACCCACTACGCTCAAACACGGCTGCCAGGACGCGGCTGTCGAGGGGAACGTAGCGTTCTTCGGAATCTTCGACGACGAAGAGGAGCATCCAGCCCGGACACATGGCGTACTGAATCCGAGGGCGCTTATACCACACCAGCCACCGCTCCTTCACCGGATGCCAGGTGACATCCAGGTCGGAATGGATGGAGTGGAGTTGGCGTCGAAAATCAGCTGGAGCGTAGTGCACCCCAAACCGATTGGGATGCCAGAAATAGAGACTGGTTTCAATGTCAGGTGTCGCGGGTCGCGCCACCGGCAGTTGCATGGACTCGCCGCTGTCCCGTTGTTGGAGCATAGATCATTACCCAAACACCTTCAGCCCAAATTCTCTTACGCGGTCGTCCTTGGAGGCACGGCAGTGCTTCGCCATCCGAGCCCGTGCCATGTTCTGGGATGACCGTGAATCTGGGTTGAAGTTCGCGGTCCAGCCATCGACTGGACACTGGATGAACCCTTTGTCCTCGTCCACCACACATTCATCAGGGATGGGCTCTGTTTCCGTTGCCCACGGAGGCTCAAATGCCTCGCCCCGGTCGGTATGCAGGGGCACCGCAAACCGCTGTCTGGTCCCGTCGTCGGTGATGTAGGTGACGACTTTGGATGAATCGGACCCAACCCCACCACGATGGGGACGCCCTTTGCCGTCCCAGGCATGGAGAGAGGGGAAGCGAGGACCGCCACGCTTGGACATGTCCTTCCACCGGTCCCACTCATGGAGATACACCCGAATGGCCTTGATGAGTGCGTCTGATCCCACCCACGCCTTCCCCCGATGCTTTTTGAGTTCATCGAGTTCGTAGACGGTGCCCAAGACATCCTGTACGGCTGCCGGAGCCACGCCTGCGGGGAGGGCGTCTTCCATTGCCACCACCGGGGATTCCCCCAGGTGCTTCAGGAAGAACTTGTTCTCAGCCAGGGAGTAAAGGACCGGATCAAAAACCTCCATGTGCCTCCTTAGTAGGTGTAGTTGGTCCGCACTGGCTTGAGGACGATATGCACCGCCCCTTCATAAGCCGTAACGGTCCCAGTAAAGTTCAGGGAGATTTGTTCCCCCTTGTCCACTCGTCGATTAGCGAGTGTCGAGGTCAGGGTCGCTTGGACTGGTGTATCGGCAGTGCTGTCGATGGAAAAAGTCGAACTCAGTGCCGTAGTCAAGCTGGCCGCTGCGGTGCCTGACGCAGAAACGCCGACATCGAGCGTGGTGCTGCTCGCCCCGGCAATACTGTGCGTTTCCCGCACGTCCATGATTTCGTAGTCCTGGTCAGCGACAAAAATCTGGCAATCAGCCGCTTCCCCCGCTGAAATGGTGTACGCCACATGAACCGGTGCGAGCCGTGCAATAGCTTTGATACCCATAACATCCTCCTGGCGAAGTGACAGAGGAGGGACCGAAGCCCCTCCCCCCACCTACTCAGAGTTTATGTTTCCGCAACGTCCTCAATCTTCGCCCCCGCAGCGGGGTTGTCGGAGAGCAATTCACCCTGCCAGTACCAGGCCACCTCAAAGGTGGAACTCGTCGTCTGGCGGAAGAACGGCGTGCCGTCGAAGATTTCCGACACCGGACGCGGCACCGCATTCTCACCGTGACCGATGAAGAAATGCGACTTGTCGAGCCCGATGATGGTGTTGGCTGCGAAATAGGGGTCCACATGCCAGGGTTTGCCGGAGAAGCGGTAGATGGTCTTGCCATCGCCACCTTCCTTGCCCTTTTGCTGTGCGCCCCCTTTACGACCCACACCTGCCCCAGTGTTCAGCTCTGACGGTGACCCCATCGAGAAGAACACGTCTTCCTTCAGGAGTTCATGGTAGCGCCGCACAATGGCGAGGTTGGAGACGTAGGAGGTGAGTGCCCCACCGCCCTTCTCACGGACGGAATCCTCAAGCTGCATGACGAGGTCTTCCGTGAGGGCACGGTTGGTGCCACTGTTGCTGAGCACGACCGACTGCCAGAACTCATTTCCTGACGTAGATCGGTTGATGCTCCCAAAGTTCCCCTTGGGTGCTGGCGGATTCCCGTCATCAATAATCCCGAGGAGGCCATTGGTGTGGTACGAGTAGCTCGTCGCTACGGTGTCTTGAATCACCATGTAGTCCGTCGCGGCAGTCCCACTCGGGGCTCCACTCAGGGTTACCGTGCGGTTAGGCACGTCCACAGCATTCACCGTCAGCGAATCACCGAGCTTGCTGTTGTTGTTTGAGGCATCCATGACATCCACGACCATCCCGATGTCTACCCCTGGAAGGGCATTCACCGTGATCGTGGTTTGGTCATCCGCCGCAGGCAACACAGCTAGCTTCCCCAACCCATCAGAGATGAGGTCGCCGTTAATCAGCTTCAAGACACGCCGTCTGAATCCCTGCTCCATCATCTTCAGGGCGGTCTGGAACGCGAATTTCGAGTTCCGGGCGTCCTGCAGGAGCTTCCACGACATGTTATACAGCCCCGCAAACTCCGTGAGGCTGAAAGTCGCTTCGGTGGTGTCCGGGTTCAGGTTGGTCGGCAATGTCCCGCCTTCCGCTAACCCCGTCCACGCACCAGGATTCTTGGTCATGATGGGCATCAAAAATTGCCCACGACCACCCATCGGCTTCTTGAGCTTCTGGAACATGTTCCAGGTGACGATTTCCTGGTTGACCAGGTAGAGGACCTGATCTACACCATAGGTGTATTTTAGGGCCTCAATAACATCAGTGGTACTCGCCATGCTCAATTCCTCCAGAGAGGAATCACTCCGGTTTTCCAGGGTTCAGCATGGGCCAGAGTTCGTCAGCACGCTGCTGCGGGGTTTTGTAGCCACCCGTCTTGCCCTTGACCGGTGACATCTCCCCTCCCTTTCCAGGGAACGGGGATGTTTTGGCCTTTTCGGCAGTCTGGCGGTCCATGTCACGAATGCCCTTCCGTATCGCTTCTAGGCGTGTCCGCACCATTTCCGGGTAGGCGTTGTTCAAATCGTCGCCCTCGTGTGAGTAATACACGTCCCGTAAATAGTCGTTGGCCCATGCTTCGTCAGGGAGTCCGTGTTCATCCCGCATCTTGGTAAAGCGCGATTCTAACTCGCTCTCGACCTGCTTTCCCTGTGCCCGTCCCACACTGTCCTTGAGCGTTTTGTATTCTTGATACACATGCGCGAGGGCTTTATCACGCTGCTGGATGGCGGAATTGAGAGGGTTGATGCCCTCATTGAGTATCCGCTCCACCAGTGCCGCCGCCGTGGGCCCATCCAGATAGGACATTTGCCGCAGCTGGTCGACCATCGAGGTCTGTTGCTGCTGTCCCTGTCCGTGTCCCTGCTGTTGCTGCTGTAACTGCTGGGCATAGTGCTGCAGTTGCTGCTGCTGTTGCTGAGTCTGGGTGTTCCATTGGTTGCGCTGGTCCTCCCAGCGCTTGCGTTCATCTGCAAGCGCCTGGGATTTACGGGTGAATTCAGCCTGGACATCTTTGGGCCAGGACCCGGGTGAAGATTCCTCCGCTGTCTGTGGCTCGGGGGCCTCGGCACCTGCCTCGGTTCCCTCTGCACTTACGTCAAGTTCGTCGTCCATAATGCCTCACTGAGTGGTGAGCGAGTGTGATGGGCCTGTTCCTCTGCCGAGGAGTGCGCCATAACGTGTTCGCATCCCGTGTTCAAACACGGCATTTACGGCAGTATAGGTATGAGTGGGGTGTGATGTCAAGCGAGGTTAAGGCTTTTTCTTGGTATTACGCCGTCGTATTTTGGCGAGCTGTAAATCCATAAATTCCTGTTTTGGATCATCGAGAGGGAAATCTAGCCATTCCTCCTCAGAAAACCAGTTCCCAGGGCGCCTTTTGCCTTTTTTAATCACTTTTCCTGCAGCGTTAATGGCCAACAGTGGGCGGCGCACTCCACCCTTCTGTTGCGACGGCACATTCAACGGTGTCTGGCCCAGCTTGGCCATCTTCCCAGTGAGGGGATTTTTCCCCGCCTTTTTTCGGCGTCCAACCCGTTCAAGCCCTCGCACGGCAGCTTTGGCTGCCTTCCCAATCAATTTTCCCCCAGCCATCAGCGTCGTCCTCCTTGCTGCTGCTGCATAGCCTCTGCCAGCATGGCCGGGGCCTGGGGAGCCACCTCCGACGCGGCCTTGGCCTGATCCATCGCCATGTCAATGGCTTCTGCCGCCGCTTTGGCTGCGGCTTGCTGGGCCGCTTGAGCCACGGCAGACTGCACCTGGGCATTGTCAGCCCCCTGCTGACGGCGTTCGCTGGCCTCGACCAGAATTTGCCGGCATCGGTTCCAGAACTCCACAAAGCCTTGCTGGACTTGGGGGGAAGCCCCGAGGAACTCTGTAGTGGCCATCTCGGCCTCAAATTCGTCCATGACGACACGCAGGTTCCAGAAGGGCATCGGGATATGGGGTGGGAGTTCTTGGCCCTCCCAGAGCCGCTCAATGAGCGACATGGCCAATTTGCGATACTGCGAGGCGCTGTCCTCCCGTGAGGTGTCCCCCATGGCCAAATCAGCCGCGATTTTCTCCTTGTCAATCCGGCCCGTGCGCTCGTCGATATACAGCACACTGAGCGGGGATTGGAGGTGTTCGCGGATTCTGGCCTCCCGGAGGGCGCGAAATTCGGGAATCAGGCTCCCACGCTCGACCGTGACGTTGTATTCAGTCCCTGACCGCAGGATTTCCGAGGTCTGGAAGATAAACACCTCGTCCTTCATATTTTTGTCGGTGTAATGCAGGGTGCGAAACGCGGGGTAATATTCCTTCACCCGATTGATTCGCATCTGCTTCACCGCCGCAGTCTGATGGCCGATGTGTTGGTAGAGATTCCCCCACTGGGTATCAATCATCTCCTGCAACATGGGGACGGCCATCGGCCCGCGTAGCTGCCCCGGGAATTTCTGTTCCTGGAAGAGGTCCACACCCCCAGCAATCTCCCGCATGAGTTTGATGGTCAAATCAATGGTCTGCATGAACCAATTCGGCAATTCCGGCGGGTCGCGCCGTTGCACCATCTTGACCCCGGATTCGGTCAGCCCATTCTCAATGGGAGCCGGGAAATCGACCGGGATATCCTCCCGTTTGAGGGGGGGTCCCAGGAGTTCATCCCCATAAATCGAGGCGTTGGCCTGCTCCCCCAGCTGCGAGAGCCGCTTGTTCAGGAAGCGTTGGGGTGGAATCAGGTCTGAGATGTAGTCCCCACCCCAGAAACTGGTCGTGGTGGGGGTCCAGTGGAAATCCACCAGGGGAATGTCGAGATAGGGGTTGTCCCCGTCCTGCAGAATCTCTTCTCCCGGCACGAAGGCGGTATATTTGCCGTGCGGGTGTTTCTCCGAACAGGGCATGTAGCGTTCGACCACCACGGCCAAATCGGGGTCATTTTCGTCTCGGCTGCCCTGGATGCGTGGAATGAGGTCCTGGAGATGGACCGCGCCCGTGGGGTCACCAAATTGCTTGATATCGGTGCTCAGAATCCGCACTTCACGGGCATCTTTGATATTGTCAATCGTTTTCGCGCTGACAGCGTAATTCGCCTCAATCCAGCCCAAGGTGCGGATTTTGGCGATATAGACGGCCTGGTCCGGGGCTAAATCTGCAATCGAGCGCACCGAGGCGTCGACAAAGACCTGCAGCGGGCTCAGCACTTCGCTGCCCACATCTCCGGCCAAGACCATCTCCTCCACGACGGAAAACATCTCCTTCGGGGCCCCTTGTGTGATGGCCTGTTGCCGCTCGGACTCGGGGACGACCGTCTCCTCCTGGATATTTGTCCACAGCAGTTCCCCGGTTTCTTCGTCGAACTGCGGGAGGGGTTCCATGGTGGCATCTTTGATCCAGGGGACGTATTCAAACGCCACGCCCCCTATCGCCATCCACCAGAGGATTTCCCAGGTCCGGGAGGGTTGGTCGAGTTTCTCGTCCAGGGCCTGAATGAGCTTGTCGATGACATCTGCCTGCGCCACCGATTTGGGGTCCCGTTTGTCAGGGCGGGCCTTGAAGACCGGGGCCACGCTGCTCAAGCGGCCCATCATCTTGTAGAGCAGCTGCGAGGCGACGTTGAAAACCAGATGGAGCTTGTTGGGGTCCCGTTTCCGCGTAAACAACACCCGATTCTGGGTGCCAATCCAATGCTCCCCCGAGACGAAGGCGAGATTGGTCAGGATGCGGAGTTCAACGGACCCGACACGGCGTGCTTTCTGGGCACGGAGGCGGTCGTAGTCCGTTGTGTAGTCGTCGAGGGTCTTCTGGTCCTTGGGCATGGCAACCTCTTAGCGTCGGCGTCGAACGGAGGCGCT